TGAACAAATCTGAATCAGTTGTTGAAATTAACAAAGCTATGGTTGCTTTTCGAAAAGAAGTTAAACAGCCACTCAAAGATAAAAATAATCCTTTCTTCAAATCAAAATATGTACCTCTTGAGAACGTTGTAGAAGCTATTGACGAGGCTGCAACACCTCATGGCTTGTCTTATACACAATGGGCATTAAACGACGGTGAGGGGCGTGTAGGAGTCGCTACAATGCTCATGCATGAAAGTGGCGAATACATTGAATACGACCCCGTTTTTATGAATGCAGAAAAGAATACGCCACAAGGTGCAGGGTCATTAATTAGTTACCTTAAACGTTACTCATTATCTGCAATATTCGGCATCACAAGTGATCAAGATGATGACGGTAATGCAGCAAGTGGAAAGCAAAGTAAATCAGAGCCTAAAGCAAGTAGTAAGACTGTAGGTTCATTAAAGCAAGAAGTGCTTAACTTTGTAGAACTAATGAAGTCACTAAATAAAGATGTAACACAACAACAAGCAGAAAAGACATTTGGCATTCAAAACTACACTGCTATGACTGAACGACAAGCAGTAAACACAATAAACAAAATTCAAACTATGGCGAAAAAATATAAGGAGAATGAATAATGGCAAATTCAGTAATCTTAACAGGACGTATTACTAAAGACTTAGAACTTAAATCAGCAGGACAAACGCAAGTAACTAACTTCTCAATGGCAGTAGATAATCCGTTCAAAAGAGATGATGCATCATTTTTTGACATCGTGGCTTTTGGCAAGACGGCAGAGTTACTTAACAACTACTGCGGCAAAGGAAGCAAGATTTTAATTGAAGGTAATCTGAAACAAGATAGATTTCAAGACAAAGAAGGTAACAACCGTTCTGTAGTGCGTGTCATTGCTAACCGAGTTGAGTTTTTAGATAGTAAAGGGCAGTCAAATAACCAACCCAAACAACAACAAGGACAAGTGCAGGATAATCCATTTGAAAATAGTGATGACGAGTTTTCAGACCTGCCGTTCTGATTGGACGTGGTTATATGCCTTTAATTACAAACTACATCACTCAAGATGACGGCACAACAACTGTCGTCATCTCGGGTGTTGAATTGGGTGATAAGGAAACACTGTTACTTGATAACGGATTTGATGTAGAAGTTGATGTCAACGTCGTAGATCCGTTTCAAATCACCGGCAAACAACGCCGTAAGATATTCGCTTTAGTCAAAGATATAGAAGAACATACGGGCCAACCTATGGATTATATGAGGCATATGTTTATCGAATGTACAAGAACATATCATGGATATGACAACCCCATATCACTTAGTAATTGCACTCGAACACAAGCTTCACAAATCATCGACATCACATTGGATTGGGTGTTTGAGAACGGAATACCCCTCAGCTACAAAACAAGTGAATTATTAAAAGGGGATAAATCAAAACTCTACTGGTCAACAGTAAATAGAAACTGCGTTATATGTGGAAAACCTTATTCAGATTTAGCACATAGGTATGCAGTAGGACGTGGGCGTGACAGAACTAAGATAAATCATTACGGCAATCAAGTATTAGCGTTATGCCGTGAACATCACACAGAGCAGCACAAAATAGGAATGGATAGTTTTAACGATAAATATCACCTACACGACAGCTGGGTCGATGTGGATGAGCGACTTAATAAAATGTTGAAAGGAGAAAAGCCGTGAGTAAACTACTAATCGATGATTATCCGATACAAGTGTTACCTAAATTAGCTGAAGAAATAGGGCTAAATGAAGCGATAATCTTACAACAAATCCATTATTGGTTGAATAGCAGTAAGCATAATTACGATGGTAAGAAGTGGATATACAATTCTTACCCTAAATGGATAGAACAATTTCCGTTTTGGAGCGAAAGTACAATCAAACGAACTATCACAAGTTTAGAAAAACAAAATTTAGTACATGTAGGAAATTACAATAAGGCGGGGTTTGACAGAACTAAATGGTATTCAATAAATTATACAACGCTTAATAAATTGATGACCCGACCATCAGGTCAAAATGACCCGACGATGAGGTCAAATTGGCACGATGGAATAGGTCAAAATGACCCGACCAATACCATAGACTACACAGAGACTTCTTCAGAGACTAACAATAATAGCGCAACTGACGTTACGCAAGAGAGATTTGATGAATGGTGGAACTTATACAATAAAAAGATAGATAAGAAAAAAGCCTACAGCTTGTTTAAATCCACACTGAAAAAATATGACTTTGAAACTGTAATGAATGGTACACGTGAATATTTAAAAACAATTACAGACAAACAATATCAAAAGTACCCTAAAACATTTTTGGGGCAAGAAAGTTTCCTAAATAACTATGAAGATGAAATAAAACACACTAATAAAAGTAGTGGAGGCAATGTCCTTGATGAGCTTTTAAGGGAGGTATAAAAATGCCGATGACCAAACAAGAGGCGGTTACCATCCTAAAGATGATTGATGATGTATATATAATGGGATTCAGCAATAACAAAGCGAAAGCTGTAACTTGGATAAATATGTTGATAGATAAAGGGGATTACGAACCGACATTAAGAAAAACAAAATCTTACATCCAAAACAACAAATATAAACCTACAGTTGCTGATCTGATTGCATATAAACCTAAAGTATTTAATTATACGAAAATACCCGAAGAAGAAACAAAGGAATACCTTTTAAAAAACGATCCTGAATATCAAAAAGGTTTAGAAGAAGCGAGGGAACGTTGGCGTCGCATGAGGGAGGAGTTAGGCTTTGACACGGATAGATAGACTTGAGACTGAAAAAAGTCTAGTCTCCAACCTAATGCGTGATCCTCAACTGATAAGCAAACTGAAGTTGACGCCTGAAATGTTTGAGAACCAGTATACACGAAAGTTTATTGAGTATGTGCTAGATGTTGGCAAGGTTGACGTCAACGAAATTTATTACAAGTGTCGAAATGATAAAGACTTCATACCTACTAAAGTTTTATCTGAAATCTACAACTTTGACATTGCCGAAGTCTCATACTTCATGAATGATCAACTCAATTTATTAAATGAGTACGTTATAAACGAATCTGTTAACAAAGTGAATGAGTACTTACAACAACCAGATGAGCAAAATTTAAAAGTATTAACAGACGAGATAAACGCACTGCAAGAATTGAGTATCGAAAAAGCTAACCCTACCGATACGTTTTTAGAAGAAATTATGACGAATGTGTTGAGTGATAAACCTAGAGAGTTTATCAAGACGAAGTACAACAGTATTGACAACAAAATACTAGGGTTTGAGAAGTCACAACTCAATATATTAGCGGGTAGACCTTCAACTGGTAAAACGGCATTCGCTTTAAATATCATGTGGCGTATCGCACAACAAGGTTATCCGACTTCTTTCTTCAGTTTAGAAACTGGAGGGACGAACATAGGAGAACGCTTAATATCGATGATCACAAATATACCATTAACTAAAATTAAGCAATCGGAAGGATTGTCTTTAGATGAAACAAATCAAATCATGGACGCTATTAATCAAATTAAACAACTATCCCACTTATCTATTCATGACGGTGCAGTCATCACGCCGAGGGATATTCGTGAGCAGGCAATGCAAGAGAGTGATAAACCACACGTTATATTCATTGACTACTTAACACTTATGAAATCTGATGTCCCGATGAAAGAAAGACGGTTAGAAGTTGAAAAGATTAGCCGTGATCTAAAAATAATCGCTAAAGAAACAGGGTGCGTCATTATTGCACTTGCTCAACTAAGCCGTGGGGTTGAATCTCGACAAGATAAACGTCCAATGATGAGCGATTTAAGAGAAACTGGCGGAATTGAGCAAGATGCACACTTCATCTTTATGCTTTATCGAGATGATTATTACGATAAAGATCTTGTAGATAACGAGACTGGAAAATCAGACATAGAAGTGAACGTTGTAAAAAATAAAGATGGCGAAACAGGTGTGATTCAAATGGAATTCTACAAAAAGAGTCAGAGGTTTTACTGATGACAATTGGAGAGATGCAAGACTTTTTAGGAGACCTCTACAGAGACACATATAAAGGCGATACGCTCATTCAAATCAATTTGGTACAAATGGGTTGGGCAATAGAAAGATTGCTTGATAGAGGGCAAATTACGCTGTTTGACGACTACGACAAAGTAAGTCACATCGTTTTTGATGAAATTAATTTTACGCAAAGGAGCAGACATGACAGAAGCTGAAATCCAGAAGCAAATAATTGAATCTTTAAATAATTCTGAATGTCAGGTATGGAGAGCTAACGCTGGAATGGTACGCGTAGGTAAGAGGACGTTGAAACTCTTACCGAAAGGCTTTCCTGACATATTCGGAGTAAGGCTGAAAGACGGTAAGTTTATAGCGATTGAGATTAAAAAGCCTACTGGCAAATTATCAAGTGAACAAATTGAATTTCAAGAGTGGGCCATGAAACACAAAATTGTATATGGCGTCGCATATTCAGTAGAAGACGCACTAAAAATCATAGAGGGGGATTAATATGCATACATTAGCATTACATCGTAACGGAGAGAAACCGACAATAACGTCTCATGATGAATTTGAGAAATCGAAAATGGAGCAAGCCTATCAAAGATATAAAACGAAAAGAAAAGAGAAACCATGGTTAACTACAGTACCACAATCGGTTAAGCCTAGCAGGGCGTACTATGATTTGTGCGACTTTGTAGGTGTGCCTAGAGAGATGCCGAAAAAGATTCATAAAATCAAACAAGAACCTCTACTTAAACTACCTGAAATACCTAATGACCGTTCGGCAGTACATGAATATAAAGGGCAAAAAATAACAACACTTCAACTTGCAGCATTAACAAAGACTAGTAAAACCACTATTCGCAAGAGATTAAACAGAGGTTGGTCAATAGAGAAAATTTTAAAAGTTAGTGGGTTGATCTAAATGAAACTAAAAATTCGTGATTTAAACATTGACGATAAAGTTTCGTTTTATGTGGATGAACAACGATATGAAGGTGTTGTTACAGAATTAATATATAACTTCAAAGGCAAAGAAATGGCACAGGTAGAGCTGGACAATGCATGGTATTACAACATTAAAGATGATGACGATTGGGAGGTTATTTATGACTAATAAAGATGTGGTTAATCAACCACCACACTACACATACGGCAACATTGAAGTGATTGATTATATCGAGCAGGTCACTAAAGACTACCCTGCAGAAATGGCGTTTGCGATAGGCAATGCAATTAAATATATCAGTAGAGCGCAACACAAAAATGGTAAGGAAGATTTGGCGAAAGCTCGTTGGTATCTACAAAGAGCGTTTGATAATTGGGAGGATAAGCGATGAAACAAGTTTATTTAGGCGGTGGCATGTTAGATCTAGGTGACCAAATGCGACGCGAATATGAAAAAGCAGAATTGACTAAATTAGGTTACAAAGTTTATGCGCCACAAGATGATAAAGATATTAATGATAAAGATAATGCAAATCAAGACAATTTAGCAGAACGAATTGTGGATAACGACACGCTAGGTATGACGACAAGTCAAATACTAATATTCGATTACCTACCACACAATCAAGGCACGATTTGCGAAATGGGATTTGTACAGTATATGCTTAAAGATTTATCAAGATTAAGTACGTCTATTTATGCAATGCCTAAAGTATATGTTCAATGTACAGATGTTAGACAAGGTACAGGTCATATATCTAAAGAACAGAATAGACAAGAGTTTTCAATTAATCAATATGTGTATGGCGTGATTTTAGAAATCACTGAAGGACGAGGTGTTCAGACGTTCGAGGAGATATTGGAGGACTTAAAACGTGAATAGTTTCCACTTATACAATGCAGCCGAAGAAAAAGTAATGATCGTACGGGAAACCGATGGAGGTTATAAAATGCGTGGTTTTCCACAATCACACTTCAGTCACATTGATGACTTCTTTATTTACGCAGAATTTAACGAATACAAGGCGATACACAATCTAATGTACGCAGAGGAGTTAGGCAGTCAGATTAGTATATTTGATATTTAATAAGAAAAATAGCCCCGTAAATCGGGACTACAATTCTTTCGTAATTAAAACTTTTACACCGCAATACAAATTATAGACATATGTTAAGAATGCCATAACTAAAAGTATTATTCCTAAAGTAAAGTACAAAGGTATGTTAGATGTACTTTGGCTTAAACCAAAAAAGATAGCAGCCAATGTCATTGAAATCCAAGGAAGAATGTGATAAATAATCGATTTTTTTGCATGTGTGGTTACTGGGTATTTCGTTAAAATCCATACGACTATAGGGAAAAGAATAGGAGCAAAGAACACACTAAAGTAGCATAGAGAAGCTAACAGTTTGTCGGATGAATTTGACATAATGTTTCACCTCCTTGGTTCAAATATTATCTAACAATAATACTAATAACAAATAAAAAGAGGTTTATTAAATGAAAATTTTGAATTTATTAATGAGGAGGACGAATAAATGGATGAATTAATCAAACAAGTAGAACAATGGAGCATTGATAAAGGATTACACAATGGAAACCCTGACAGACAAGCGCTGAAAGTGTGGGAGGAATCAGGAGAAATTGCAAAAGCTATGTCACGTAACCGTATAGAGGAATTAAAAGACGGTATAGGCGACACAGTGGTTACATTAATAATCTTGGCACAACAGCACGGCTGGACATTAGAGGAGTGTTTACAATATGCGTATGACGAGATTAAAGACAGAACAGGCGAAACAAGAAACGGAACATTCATCAAATCCGACGACTTGTAGTAAAGATATACTACAAATTGTTAAAGACATATTAAACAAGGAGTGATCAAATGAAAACGGTAGAGACAAATTTTATTATTGAGGTTAACGAAGGGATATATTTGAGAATTAATCGTTCAGAGGGTAGTTGTACTTTCACAGAAGATCCAAACCGTGCTAGTGCCTTTCTTGTAGGAGAAGATCCTACTGCTGAAAAATATGCCGAAAAATGTGGTGGCGAGATAAAACGTTTTACAGCAACTTATGAGGTGGAGTGATCATATGAAATATTTAAGAGTGGTATTACACACGCTGGTAACAATTCTGATTTATGAGGGTGCAAAGGCATTGATGAGTAAAAGGTTAGGTGACGAGTAATGTATATAGCGTTAATTATAATACTGTCACTGTTATCAATAGTACTGCTGATACACAATACAATACTACAAAAGAGAAATGAGTTACTTCACTACTCATTAAGTGTGCTTGTTGGTCATATATTTGATGAGAATGGAGAAGGGTACGTTAAGAAGTTGATGAAGTAGGAGGACGGATATGAATATCAAAAAGAAAAAATATACAAAAGATGACGGATTAGTAGATAAAGCGAATTTTGGTGACACAGAAACGGGCGAAATGGATATTGAAAAGTTTTTAAACAGATTCAAAAAAGGGGACGATAATATGATTAAAAAAGCTATAGAGAAACCAAGGGAAGTAGAATATATTGAGTTTAATGGATATGAGAATTTTGAAGAAGTATGTGAATTTGTTGGTTGTCGCTATACAGGAATATCGCTACAGATTAATAGATATGGTAAAGAAGTAATAGACATTCCTGGCAAGGGGAAAGTTCCAGTTGGTTCTATTTTCTACAGATATTTAGATCCTGAATTTGCACATCTCGAAAACCACGACACCGGAGATTATATCTATGATGTGATGTCAAAAGACAAATTCTTTTGTATATATGGGTAGGAGGTAACGCATGAAGTTAGGCAAAGCAGAAATACCTAAGCTAGAGGAGTTGGATTGATATATGGATAACATATTTAAATTAGATGGTACAAAGAAAGATGATATTAACGTAAAGAATCAAATATATGAACTGAAGTCGCAACTACCAATTATTATTGAGATAGCTAAGATGAAATCAGCCTATCAACGTGAAAGGCTTACGGCTTTAAGGAAAGAAGGTTTTAAAGAAGAACAGGCTTTGGAAATTATAAAGGCAGAACATACACCTTTTGATCAATAAATTTATGGAGGTAATAAATGTATACGCCAAATGACATACGAGAAATGTTTAAAGATTACAAATGGATGACTAATGAATTAGAGGGGGCAATGCTAATAAAAGCGGATAGCACATCGATAGCTCAATACGGCGAGGAATCTGGTCAACCTAAGCCCCAAGGATTAACTACAGACAAGATTTGTAACATAATATTGCAAAAAGAAAAGCAAGATAAGAAGTTAATTAAATGGGCAAGTAAGGTTAAGTTCATCGATGATTGTGAAGATTTATTCACAAAAGATTTAGATATATTTATTTATCGTAAGTTAAAACAAAATTATTCGCATACAATGATTGGAGTAATAAGTGGTAAAGATAAAACGACCATCAGTAATAGGGTGACTAAGATTGTTGAAGTTATGAGTAATGCGTCAAAATCGTCGAATTCGTCAAATTCGTCAAAATAGAAGTTTTTGTAATGATATTATTATATTCATTATAATAACCGTATAGGTTATGTTCTCAAGTGAATGCTATATAACTAAGGCGTTCGGGTTTCCCCTTTCCCCGAGCGCTTTTCCTTGTATATTGATGTGGCATATAAATGTGACATGAGTATATAACTCAAATAAAATAACAAAACATAATCACTAAACACTGTTAACCGCAGTGTCTTTTTATTATGAGGTGAACTATGGAATTAAATAAGTATCAATCCTTAAAGCAACCAACAGATTACAATAAACATCTACTGTCATTAGTATCTGTGGTAGGTCAGTTAGTAGACAACGATGACAACGACACAGTGACTATGTTACTAGGTGATGTGCTAGAACATATTACATGTATGGCATCGCTTAATAATATAACGCTAGATACAGTGGCAGGACTTAATGTGAATACGTATCAACCTGACTTACACAAGGTTATTAATAAAGGTGATGCAGTTACTTTCCACAAAGACAAGTACATTGTGCATGACATCATTGGTAATCAAGTATTGATTGCGAATCAAACTAAAGATATTGTGGTCGACATCAAAGACATAGGAAGGTGATTGGATGGCAGTAATGAGACGATGCAATCATCCTACCTGCAATACACTTATATCTTTTAATCAGTCATACTGTGATAAGCATAAACCATATATAAATGATAAATATAATGATGTAAGGAGACGGAATGACCCTGAATACTTACGTTTCTATAAGTCTAGGCAGTGGCAGAGAATGCGTGAAATTGTGTTGATGGAGAATGATTATATTTGTAGATCATGTGGACGACAAGCACAAATGGTTGACCATATTATCCCGACGAAAGTTGATTGGTCGAAACGGCTGGAAAAAGAAAACTTACAGCCATTGTGTTACAAATGTCACAATCAAAAAACGAAAAGAGAGCAAAAGGAAGTCCCCCACATCAAAGAACGGGGGTAGTGAGGAAAGCGACGAAGAACGAGGCGCACTCTCCTTCTCAAAGATTTCCCTTAATTTTTAATATCAGGTACTAAAACATAATGGAGGTGCTAAAAATGGCAGGTAGACCTCGAAAACTTCTGCATAATTCGAAGAAGAATTACACTAAAGAAGAGATAGTTGAAAAAGAACGCCAAGAAGCGCAATTAAACAAATTTTCAAAAATAGATTCGCATCCACCAGACTTTTTAGATGATATCGCGAAAGAAGAATACCTAAGAATATTGCCATACATGCAAGAATTGCCTATATCAAACTTGGATAAAGCACAACTCTCACAATATTGCAGTTTTTACAGTGATTTTGTTAGAGCAAGTCTGCATTTGGAGGCAACAGGTGGCGTTGTTATTGAAGGAGCGAATGGAGAATCTAAAGTAAATCCTGCTTTTACTGCTAAAGAGAAAGCGGGTACTCGAATGCAACAAGTGGCTAACACGCTAGGATTAACAATCGATAGCCGATTACGCATCGTCGTCCCTGAAGAGAAAGAAGATAATGATCCGTTCAAAGAGTTTGTGAGTGACGATTGATGTTAGATTACACAACAATTTACGCTCAAAGAGTAGTCAAAGGTGAGATTCTTGTAAGTAAGAAGAATTTTAAAGTGGCTGAACGTCATTTGAATGATTTAAAACATCCACCTGAAGGTTGTTACTGGGATGTGGATAAAGCAAATAAGGCGATCAAATTCATCGAGATGTTACCTGACCCTAAAACGAATGAACCTATGCCTTTAATGCTCTTTCAGAAGTTTATCGTAGGGAGTATTTACGGTTGGCGTCGTGATGGTGGCTTTAGGCGGTTTACTAAGTGTTATGTAAGTATGGCACGTAAACAAGGTAAATCGCTAGTGGTATCAGGCATGTCACTGAATGAACTGTTATTTGGTCAATATCCTAAATATAACCGACAAATATATGTATCATCATCAACTTACAAGCAAGCACAAACAATATTCAAAATGGCTAGTCAACAAATTAAGATGTTACGTTCAAAAAGTGACTATATCCGCAAGTCAACAGATGTACGCAAAACAGATTTAGCACACATTGACTCAACTAGTGTATTTGAGCCGCTTTCTAACAATCCGGATGCAGTAGATGGTAAAGACCCAACTGTAGCTATATTGGACGAATTGGCAAGCATGCCGGACGATGAAATGTATTCAAGATTTAAAACGGGTATGACGTTGCAGAAGAATCCTCTCACTCTATTAATTTCTACTGCAGGTGACAATTTGAATAGTCAGATGTACCAGGAATATAAATACATCTCTAAAATTTTATCAGGCGAAGTTCAAGCGGATAATTACTTTGTATACTGTGCCGAAATGGATTCAGAAGATGAAGTAAATGACGAGTCACTGTGGATTAAAGCAATGCCGCTTTTAGAGTCTGAGGAACATAGAGACACAATACTGAGAAATATTAAAGCGGATATTCAAGATGAATTAGAAAAAGGTACGTCATTTCATAAGATTTTGATTAAAAACTTTAACCTTTGGCAAGCAAACAAGGAAGATAGCTTAATCAATATTAATGAATGGGAATCAATCGAAGTGAATCGTGATGATTATAGTTTGTACGGCAAAGACGTTTATATCGGTGTCGATTTATCACGACTTGACGACTTAACTTCTGTAGGATTTATATTTCCGACAGATGATGGTGATATGTTAATCGACAGCCATTCGTTTATAGGTTTAAGGACCACGCTCGAACAGAAGTCGAAACGTGACAAGATTAATTATGAGAAATTAATTAATACAGGCGAGGCGGAAGTGACTACATCAGAAAGTGGCATGATTGATTATAAGCGTGTTATTGAGTACATCTTCGACGTTGTGGAAGAGTATCAGTTAAACGTAAAAGCGTTGTGTTATGATCCGTGGAATGCACAATCATTTGTGACCACGCTAGAATCTATGGTGATTGATTGGCCGCTAATTGAAGTTGGGCAAAGTTTCAGAAGCCTTTCACAACCTATTAAGCAATTTCGAGTATGGGTTGCTGAAAAGACGATCAAACATTTTGGTAATAACCTATTAACCATTGCCGTAAATAACGCTGTTTTAATTTACGACGGAGAGGACAACGTTAAGATTAACAAGAAGATGAATCGACAAAAGATTGACCCTATCATCTCTGTCATAACTGCTTTTAGTGAAGCGAGTATGCATGAATTCGAGGTGGATTGGTCATCAATATATGAAAATGAAGAATTCGGATTTTAAAGGAGGTGCGATGATGAAATTAAACAAACTTTTAATACCGTTAAAACTATTGGTTGTTAACATTGTTAGCATCCTTTTTTTATTAGGTTTAATCATAATGAATACCGCAACTTACTTAGCATTTGGAGTTGAGTTAGGACTAGCTAACACAGGCGTTTTCCTAGTGGTTATTGCGTTAATCATTGACAACGAATCACGGGAGAGGAGGTGATTAAGTGGGTATCTTCTTAAGAAACGAAAATAGAGATTTACAGTATAACGAAGATGATCTACAAATGATGGTTCAGACGTTACCTGGTTTTCAGGGTACTAATTTAAGGCAGTATACGCCTATAGATGCCATTAAGCACAGTGACATTTTTACAGCAGTAATGATGATTGCGTCTGATTTAGCACGTATGCCTATTAGATTGAACGTTAACGGCCAGATTGATTATAGTAACAAGGTTGTTAATTTGCTAAATACTAGGCCGAATTCACTGTATAACGGCTATATTTTTAAATTGGTTGTATTTGCCAATGCTTTATTAACATCTCATGGTTACGTTGAAATCACACGTGATAAGTTGGGTAATCCGGTTAGTTTAACTTTTAGAAAAACTTCAGAAGTAGAATTAAAATCTGACCGAATGGGACGTCCTTATTATTCACATGAACGTACTGATGATAACGGTAAGTTTATTAGGCGAGATATTAAATATGAAGATATGTTAGACATTAAATTTTACTCGTTAGATGGGATTCACGGGCTGTCTTTGTTAGATACTTTAAGTAAAACTATTGATTCTGATAACAACGGTAAGGACTTTTTAAACAACTTCTTGCGTAATGGTACGCATGCAGGCGGAATACTTAAGATGAAAGGCGTCTTAAACGATAAGAAAGCGAGAGACCGTGCGAGAGAGGAATTTCACAAAGCATTTAGTGGTACTAAGCAAGCCGGTAAAGTGGTTGTGCTTGATGAATCGATGACATTCGACCAGTTAGAAGTCGATACTGAAGTGTTAAAGCTCATTCGTGAGAATAAATCATCCACGCGTGAGATTGCCGGTGTTTTTGGTATACCATTACACAAATTTGGTATTGAAACAACGAATATGAGCATAACAGATGCAAACCTGGACTATCTTTCAACATTAAAACCCTACATTACATGCGTTTGTGCAGAGTTAAATTTTAAATTCAATGACGAATATACGGATAAAATCTGTGAATTTAAATTCGATACTACTGAAATACGTGTGGTCGATGAAAAGACGCAAGCTGAAATCGATAAAATCAATATCGATTCAGGCAAAACGAACATTGATGAAGTGCGAAAACGTGATGGCTTACCACCTATTCCTGGTGGTTATGGCAGTATTCATCGTGTTGATCTTAACCACGTAAATATTGCGCTTGTTGATGAGTATCAGATGAATAAATCACGTGGTACTGACAACAAATTGAAAGGTGGTGAGGAAGATGTCTAAGGAAATGAGAATCGGAAATATTACTGAAGTCCGTTCGAATGACGATAATGAAATGGTTATTGAGGGTTACGCTTTAAAATTTGATACATGGTCAGAAAATTTAGGTGGATTCAAAGAAACAATTTCACGTAGTGCTTTAGAGAACACTGATTTGTCTGATGTGCGTTGTTTAGTAGACCATGTGCCATCGCAAATTATCGGCAGAACGAAATCGGGTACATTGGAGCTTGAAACTGATGATGTTGGTTTGAAATACCGTTGTAAATTACCGAATACAACGTTTGCACGTGACTTATATGAGAATATGCGTGTAGGTAACATCAATCAATGTTCGTTCGGGTTTATGCTAGACGAACAAGGCGATGAAATGCGTTTTGACGAAAAAGAAAACATCTATAAACGTACTTTGAAAGCCATTCGTGAGCTTACAGACGTATCAGTGGTTACTTATCCGGCATACAAGGATACTGATGTTAAACCGGCATTGCGCAGCATCGAGAATATTAAAAACGAAGAACGCAAAAAAGCGTTAGAGTTAAAGCTCAAAAAACATTCTATTACAAATAAGCTTGGTGAAGTTGGACACCATTAACAAATACAACCATTGGACGTGCTTAAAAAGCGACGTCTATTTTTTATGCAAAAATTTAGGAGGAATTCAAATGAATAAAAAAGATATTTTACGTTCCGAAATTTCGGATTTAAAACGTAGTGTTGATTTAAAAATTAAACACGCTACACGTGCATTGGACAACGACGAGTTAGAAAAAGCAGAGACTTTAGAAAAGGAAATTGCTGATCTACGCACACAAATTAAAGAAAAAGAAGATGAATTAAAGAAATTACAAGAGAAAGACAACGCTGAAGAAACGGACGCACAACCAGTTGCAGTTGAACCTACACGTGCATACCGTCAAGCACCAAACTTAAATGAATTAGGCGTTTCTATTCAGAACACTAAAGTGACGTCACAAGAAGTACGTGACTTCACTAATTATTTAGAAACACGTGAAGACATTAAAGGTGGTTCTTTAAAAACTGATTCAGGATTTGTATTAATCCCTGAAGAAATTGTAACTGACATTCTTAAATTAAAAGAAGTTGAGTTTAACCTTGATAAATACGTCACTGTAAAACGTGTTACTAATGGTTCAGGTAAATACCCAGTTGTACGTCAATCAGAAGTTGCAGCATTACCAGTTGTGGAAGAATTAGCAGAGAACCCTGAATTAGCGGTCAAACCTTTCTTCGAATTAGCTTATGATATTCAAACACGTCGTGGTTACTTCCGTATTTCTCGTGAAGCAATTGAAGATGCAAAAGTTAACGTATTACAAGAATTAAAGTTATGGATGGCACGTACGATTGCAGCTACACGTAACAAAGCTATTTTAGATGTTATCACTAACGGTTCTACTGGATCTAAAACAACTGGATTTGAAAAAGAAGGCGCTAAATTAGAAGTTAAGAAAGCTAAATCTTTAGACGACCTTAAAGATGCAGTTAATTTAAATGTAAAACCAAATTACGAGCATAACGTTGCGATTGTATCTCAATCATTATTTGCAATGCTTGATAAATTAAAAGATAAGCAAGGTAACTATTTAATCCAACCGGATGTTAAAGAACCTACACAAAAACGTTTATTAGGTGCAAAAGTTGAAATCTTGCCTGATGAGTTATTAGGTACAGAAGGTCAAATGAAGATGATTATTGGTAACTTAAAAGATGCTATTGTGTTGTTTGACCGTTCACAATATCAGGCAGCATGGACTGACTACATGCACTTCGGTGAATGCTTAATGGTTGCAGTACGTCAAGATTGCCGAATCTTAGATTACAAAGCAGCAATTGTAGTAGATTTCGACAAATCAGAATTAGAAAAGAATCTTGAAGGTATTGCAGACGGTATTCAAGAAGTTTAATAAGGAGTGATTTATAGTGGCTAAATACAAAGTATTAACACAGTATAAAGATAAATCACTCGGTAAAGTACTTAATGTAAATGATGTGGTTGAAATGTCTGTAAGACGTGCAAATGAAGTCAATAAAAAAGGTAAACCACAAAACGGTATGTTACAACGTATTGATGTTAAGTAGGTGATAGCAGTGAGTGATTTACAGCTATTAAAAAAGCATTGCAAGATAGACCATAGTTCAGAAGACGATTTACTGGAGATGTACTACGAATGGGCAAAAGAAGATATAGCGAGTGCGGTTACTGATGACACGGCTTGGTTAGAGGAGCAAAGATTATTTAAAACTGCAGTATATCCGCTCACTGCTTATTACTTTGAGAATCGTTTAGCATTTAACGAAAGGAATTTGAGTTATGCACCTCACATGGTATTAAGTGTTGTGCATAAGTTGCGTGATGCGTATGAAATTCAATTCGAATAGGTTAAACGAACGTGTCACTTTTTGCCACGATACCAGTAAATCAATCAATGGGCTTCCACAAAAGCCGATTACAGAGGAGTTATATAGTTGCTATGCATGCATTCAGGATGCTAAAGAATCAGATATGCAAACAAGTCTAACCACAAGTTCACAATTCATTAAAACGATAATCATACGTGATCCAAGAGGAGACTATAAACCTAACAATAAGCATTATGTAATACATGAAGATGATAAATACCAAATTAAATACGTCAAAAAAGACTATGAAGATAAGTCTTATGTGCGTGTTTATTGCGAGGTGGTTTTCTAATGGGTGCAAAGATTGAAAAAAACGATATAGAACAAGGTTTGGTTAGAAAGCAATTAGAGTTTAAGGCGTCGCAGAATCGTGTATTAAAAGCCGGTGCAATGGCACTTACACCTTTGCTTAAACGTAACACGCCAGTCAGTGAAAACAAGCGACATGCAAAGGATAATATCGCCGTGTCGAACATTCGAACTGACCGTGATTCGAACGAAAAGTATGTGATTATTGGATATACAAAAGGCTATTCACACCGTATACATGCAACTGAATTTGGCACAATGTATCAACGTCCTCAATTGTGGATGACTAAAACAGAGAAAGACGGTAGTAAACTGGTATATAAAGCTATGCTTACTGCTATGAAAAGGGTGATGAAATGAATGTAACAGATGTGATTTACAAGAAGCTAATCGCCGATAAACGTATCACAGTTGAGGATAACGTATTTAAATATGTGGTTCCTGAAAATTTTCATGAATCGACGAATCAACCTATCGTAAGGATTACCCCGTTACCGTATAATCCTGATGAATATGCGGATAACGAGGAATTCACAAGAGAATTTGACTTCCAAATCGATATTTGGTGGTCATCAGACGAAACACATGCGCAAGCAGAAGCGATCGTTGAGAATCTAAAACAATTAAATTTTAAATCATATTACAGAGAACCGATGTACGAAGTTGAGACTCTAACTTTTAGAGAAATTATTCGTGCGTCAGGTTCTCTATTATTTTAGGAGGATTTTAAATGGAAAAATTAAAGTTAAACTTGCAACACTTTGCAGAAACTAAAGGAGTTTCAGGCATTGCTATCGGTGTTACTAATTTCTACTGGGCGCCGATTAAAACAGATGACGGAGAAAAATTTGAAGTAGAAAGTGGGCACCGTACACGATTCTTAAAAGAAATCGAAGTTGACCGTCCACAAGAAGTTGAAGAAGAATACGGCGATAATATGGTCGCTGCGACTGCAGTCTCTAACGGTAAGTTATCAGTTAAAACAACATTTGTATCAATTCCTGCAGAACAAAAGGCATTCTTAGCAGGTGCCAAAAAAGGTAAAAACGGCTTTAAATATGGTGCCAATGACATTCCACCAGATGTAGCTGTTGTATTTGAACGTACAAACCACGATGGTTCATCTGAATGGGTAGGTTTATTCAAAGGTAAATTCACGCGTCCAAACTTATCAGGACAAACGAAACAAGATAAAGTTGAATTCCAAAACGATGAAGTAGAAGGTTCTTTCGTAGATCGTTTGTATGATGAATCATCTCATGTAACTGGTTTCGATAAAAAAGGCGCTAACACGGGTCGTGATTACGTATTTACTGAAACTTTCGGTAAAACTTTTGACGAGTTTATCGAAGACCTCGACGGAGATTTTGAAATGGAAGAGGATGAAAAAGCGATGCCGGGAAAGACGAGTAAGAAAGAGGTAACAAGTGTGTCTCTTTCTAAACCGTCAACAACAATTAAACAAGGTGAAACTGAACAGTTATCAGCTACAACTGAACCTGAAGGACAACCTGTAACGTATAAAGTTACTGAAGGCGAAGAATATATTAGCGTGAGTCCTGAAGGTTTAGTGAATGCAAATCAAGTCGGTAGAGGTGTTGTAACCGCTACTTCCGGCGACCAATCAGACACAATTAATGTAGAAGTAACAAGTAATTTCGAAATGTAATTTAAGAGGGGCGAGTAACCCCTCTTTTATTTTTGCGCAAAAATAAAAAATGAAAGTAGGAATTTAAAAATGGCAAGAACTTCAATCGAACTAATTACAGGTTATACAAAGGCGGGTAAGCCACAGACCAAAAAGTATTTGGCTAAACCAAGTTTGTCACTATTTGACACTATTCAAGGTTCAAAATTATCAACACGATTAACAAAAGCGTTCAGACAACCAGACTTTGACGAGTTATCACAAGAACAGTATGAGAAATTAAGTGAAACTGAACAAAAAGAGTACCAAGCTAAGATTGAAGAATACCAAGAACAAGTCGCTCAGCAATTTGATGTACTAGATGAGGTAACGACATTTGTTGCTGAGGGATTCGATAATCAGTTTACATCTGAAGAATTACAAAAAGGTATTCCAGCGGGTCCAGAAGGACTGAACACTTTAGTAACAGTGCTAGAAAAGCTCATCGCAGGAGATGTGGATGGCACAAAAAAGTTCGTGACCGAGCAGAAGAAATAAATCCTGAGGACTTAACACCTGAAGGTAGATACAACAACTATATGAAAGTTGCGAAGCAGTTAATTGATGAAGGCATGGATCCTGAAAAAGTGGCGCACATGCCAATTCATTTCTTTTTAGAGATTGTGAATTCAAGAGTCAAACACAAAAAGAAAGCAACTAGCTTTGCGCAAGTGTTCGGCTAAATTTTTGAGGAAAGGAGGAAACTAAATGGCAAATCCTATTGGTAATATGGTCATAAAAGTTGATTTAGACGGTTCGGGCTTTAATCGTGGTATTACTGGATTAAATCGTCAAATGCGCATGGTATCTCGAGAGATGAGTGCTAACCTTTCTAAATTTGGGCGTTATGATCAATCACTTGAAAAGTCTAAAGTGAAAGTTGACGGATTAACGAAACGCCAACAAATTCAAGCTCAAAAAGTCAGAGAATTGAAAAATAATTATGACCAATTATCGAGAGAAACGGGAGAAAACAGTGCTAAAACACAAGCGGCAGCTGCTAAATACAACCAAGCTTACGCAGAGTTAAATAAATATGAACAAGAGTTGAATCAAGCAACGGCTGAAATGAAAGCTTTGGAGCGTCAACAACAAGTTTTAAACACGACTATGGGTAAGATTGGTAATAAATTTAGTGAGTTGGGACCGCGCTTGCAAGAAATTGGCAGTAAAATGCAGTCTGTTGGTCGTAACATGAGTATGTATGTAAGCGCGCCGATAGTTGCAGGGTTTGGTGCGGCAGTTAAAAAGAGTATAGACTTCGACGATTCTATGCGTAAAGTTAAAGCAACTTCAGGTGCTACGGGTAGTGAATTCCAACAATTACGTGATAAAGCACTTGAGATGGGTGCTAAAACCAAATTTAGTGCCAGTGAATCTGCCGATGCATTAAACTACATGGCGCTTGCCGGTTGGGATACTAAAGACATGCTAGGCGGTATTGATGGCGTCATGCAACTTGCTGCTGCATCAGGCGAAGATTTAGGACAAGTAAGTGATATTGTAACGGATAGTTTAACTGCTTTTGGAATGAAAGCGAAAGATAGCGGACACTTTGCTGATGTACTAGCACAGACGAGCTCTAAAGCTAATACTGATGTACGTGGCTTAGGTGAAGCATTTAAATATGTCGCACCAGTTGCCGGGGCGTTAGGATACACTGTGGAAGATACATCTATAGCAATTGGTTTGATGTCTAATGCGGGTATAAAAGGAGAAAAAGCAGGAACTGCACTACGTACAATGTTTACTAACTTATCAAAACCGACAGGTGACATGAAAAAGAAAATGGATGAGTTGGGTATATCTATTACTGATAGCAATGGAAACATGTTGCCTATGCGGGATGTTATGGATCAGTTACGTGGTAAATTTAAAGGTTTGTCAAAAGAACAACAAGCAAGTGCTGCTGCTACAATATTTGGTAAAGAGGCTATGAGTGGTGCATTAGCAATAATTAATGCATCTGATGAAGATTATCAAAAGTTAACTAAATCTATTGATGGTTCCAAAGGCGCAGCCAAGCGAATGTCAGATGAAATGGAAGGTGGAATCGGTGGTTCAATTCGCCAGATGAAATCTGCCATTGAATCCCTAGCAATTAGTATTGGCGATGTTATGGCCCCATACATTAAAAAGTTAGCAGAATGGCTCTCTCATGCTGCAAATAAATTAAATGAAATGCCTAAAGGTACTCAAAAGATTGTTGTTGGTCTAGGTTTACTAGCAGCTGCAATAGGTCCATTACTTGTAACATTAGGCGTAATGGTATCTACAATAGGGAGTGCAATGACTGTTATAGGGCCTTTGATGACGAGTATTAAAACGTTAAGCTTTATTACTAAAGGTTGGGCATTGGCTACTGGTTTTTTAAACACTATTTTAGGTGTAGCGAGAGGGCAAATCGCATTACAAACAGTCTTAACTGGTAAATATTCTTTAGTGACTAAAACTGCTGCACTTGTAACACGTGGTTTAGGTTTAGCAATACGATTTATGACTGGTCCAATAGGACTCGTAATCACTGCAGTAGGATTATTGGTTGCTGCAATCATTCATTTATGGAGGAACAATGAGACATTCCGTAATAATGTTATAAAATTATGGAATGGAATCAAGAATGCGTTATCAGTGATTTGGAATAGCATTAAATCATTTGGTATTGCCGTATGGAATGGCTTGAAAAATGGTGTAATGTTTATCATTCAGAATTGGTGGGTGTTAATGAAAGCCTACTTCAATATGTGGAAGGTTGTAATTACTACCATTTTTAATGCCATAAAAAATACGGTAATAGGCGTTTGGAAAGTTATTAAATCCAGTGTGTTATTTATTGTGAATGCTTTAAAAACTGGCGTGACAGCTATATTTAACTCTTTATTATTAGTACTTCGAAAAATCTTGTCTTTATATAAACAAGCGTTTTTAAAGGTTTGGAATGCTATCAAGTTTGTGGTGTCCACAATTGCTAAATCCATAGCGAATACAGTTAGGAATAACTGGAATAATATTAAAAATTTCACAATATTCATATTTAAATCTGTCAAATCGTTCATAACAAATATTTGGAGTTCTATTAAATCTACTATATATAGATTTGCAAATAGTGCGTATCAATTAGTGAAAAAGATTTGGAATTCTCTCAGTCGTTCTACACGCAATATCTTTTCAAATTTAAGAGCGTGGATTACTAATACTTGGTCGAAAATTAAAAATAGTGTCACTCGTTTTGCTCGTCTGTTATGGGACGGTGTGCGCAATACATGGAATAATTTAAGTACTGGCACACGTAATATTTTTAATAGAGTTAAAACTACTATTATAAATATATGGAATTCAATTAAACGTTCAGTCACGGGAATCGCTAGTGCACTGTGGCGTTCAGTCCGTAATACGTTTAACAACATGAAAAACGGGCTTGCGAATATTATTGGTAAAATTAAAGGTCATATTGGCGGAATGGTTAGCGCCATTAAGAAAGGTTTAAATGGATTAATTGACGGTTTAAATTGGGTAGGTTCTAAATTAAGCTTACCTAAAATACCTAAATTATCTACAGGGACGCAACGCATAAACAGACATATACGCACTACATCTGATGGTCGATTAAAACACGGCACTATGGCAGTTGTGGGAGATAAAGGTCCTGGTAACGGCAGAGGTATTGATGGTCGTCGTGAACTAATTCAATACCCTAACGGACGTACTGCTTTAACCCCTGCAAAAGATACGACTACATTCTTGCCTAAAGGGTCACGTGTGATTAGTGGCGGAATGCGACAAAGCCTAGAAGAAGCAGAAGGTGCAGGTATGTATCCACGATTTAGTGTTGGTACGTGGTTTGGCAATGCTAAAGATTGGATTGGCGATAAAATGCAAGGTGTCGGACGTGCCCTAGGCAATAGTGCTAAATGGCTTTCAGATAAGGTTGGGGACGTTATGGATTATATGGATAATCCAGGTAAACTGTTCAACAAAGTAATGTCGCTTATGGGCGTAAACTTTTCTTCATTAACAAAAGGTATGGGTATCGTTGGAGAAATTACTCGCGCTGCTTTTAAGAAGATAAAAAAAGGTGCGATTGATTGGATAACTAATGGTTTTGAAGCACAAGCAGGAGACGGTTCTGTTTTTGACGGATTTAAAATACTACAACGTTATTCTGCGCCTCCATATCCACCAAATCCTAATTACCCATTTAACGGAGGTGTGCATCACGGTATCGACTACGACACCCCAGTTGGCACACCTATTCGTACGCCTATGGGTGGACGTGTTAGAAGTTGGTACGATAATTATGGTGGTGGTAAAGCCATAACAGTACAACAAGGTAAGACATTCTTATGGTTTATGCATTTAAGTCAACAATTACGTAAAACTGGTGAACAAATTAAGGCCGGACAACTTATTGGTAAATCAGGTAATACAGGTTCTATGACAAATTACCGTCATTTACACTTCCAAGTAAACCAAGGTGGAGAAGCAAACCGTTATTCTGTAGAACCTCAAAGATGGTTACGTAAAAATGACAAAACAGGTGGAGGTAAAGGTTATCCATCAGGTAGTGGTGCAGCATACGCGAGTCGAGTAATTAGACAAGCACAAAATATATTGGGTGGTCGTTACAAATCTAGCTACATTCATGATGCGATGATGAGACTTGCAAAGCGTGAATCTAATTACCAACCAAATGCGGTTAACAATTGGGATATTAATGCACAACGTGGCACACCTTCAAAAGGTTTATTCCAAATGATTCAACCGACGTTTATGGCTAATGCTAAATCGGGTTATACAAACTTTAATAATCCGTTACATCAAGGTATATCTGCTTTGCGATATATTGTTAGAACATATGGGTGGGGTGGCTTTAATCGAGCTGCAGCTTATGCATATAAAACTGGTGGTCTCGTCCACAATGGTTTATATCACTTAGGAGAAGATGGTTATCCTGAATGGGTAATTCCTACAGACCCTAGCCGTGCAGATGACGCAGCTAAATTACTTGCATTGGCTAGTAATGATATTAGTAAGAATAAACGACCTAAACACTTTAGTAATAATAGTGTAGGTAGCAACGGCGATAGTAATTTAGAGAAAAAGTTAGACACTATGATTGGTTTATTAATTAAACTAGTTGGATCTAACGAAGAAATCGCAAATAAAGATTACAACCCTATTGTCGACATCTTAGGCATGGGAGAATTTGTAAACAGAACTGTTGATAAGCGTGAACGTGACACATCACGTAAACAAAGATTTAACGCAGGAGGTGTGTTTGCTTAATGAACGATACAATAATAGTTGTAGTTATAAACAAATTGAAAGAATAATAGGTAATAAATTTAAAGTTACTCAAACGTTTGTTGCACCTGAAATTACTGATCATAAATTTTTGGCATACTCAGGCTTTTACTCAGACGATGGGACAGT